AATAAACTGCTTCAATCCAACTAGGATAGTTAACAACTGGTACTGGAACTGGTGTTGTGTCGAATTTATCTGGCGTTAAATCCAAAGCTACAACTTCATACTCACCAGTAGTGTTATTGTATGGTGTATAATATACTATATTTGGTTGACCAGTCAAGTCTTGAATACCAGAATTATTTAACATACAACCAATACCAACTTGTCCAGTATTGGGGTCTGTAATTGAAACTGGTGTTGTATACCCAGCAATACAAGAACAACCTGTAGGTGTTATTGATGTTTGGTCACCATTTGGTTTCTGGAAAACTAAAAACTTACTTGTGTATGGTGCAATAATTGGTAGGTTCGCTAAATCTGCGGTTGCTAATGTCCAATCACACGTTGCAGCACAACCACATTTACCAGTCTTACAACAGAAATAACCACAATTTAATAATTCAACTGGTCCATTGTTAGGGTCATTCCATTCTTCATCAAATACTGAGATTCCACCAAAAACAGTACAACATTCTTTACTAACGTAAGATGTTTCTATTTCATATGTTGTTGTATTACCGTATATATCTAAGTTCTCATAAGTAAAATGCATCTCATCATATTGACCATCTGTGATATTAAGTAATCCATCATAACATGAAATATTTGATGGTTCTGATACCTTAGGACATTCAACATCTATCTTTAATGCATAATCATCTTCAAGTACATCACAACCACAATCTGTTGTTTCAGCTGCTGATGGGTCTGGGTCTACTACCTTAGTCGTTGTTACTACAACACAACCAGATAACTCAACATCATCTTCACTTACAACATCTACAAAATAATCACCTTCATATGAATTTATTGTACCAGAATTGTAGTTGGTAAACAAATTAGTTGATGTAGTAGTTTTAGTTGTTGATGTAACAGTTACTGCTGAGAAATTAGGTATTAATTCGTTAAATTGATTAATAAATGCCGCACCACCATCGTATGGTCCAACATGTGGATTATTACCAGTTAAAATATCTATAGTGGCACCACTACCAGCAGTTTGTCTATACCAACGACCACCCTTTTGGAAATACATATTAGGGTTATTATCTAATACTCTTGGGTAACCCTCAGAATCAATATTATAAAGGTTAGTATCTGTCGGTAAACCATTTTCTTCTAATAATATTTTAAATAAATCAACATCTATTTTATTCTTAGCCAAATAAATAAACTCATTAAACTCAATAAGACCATCTGGTGCTCCAATGAACTTAAATAAAAATTCAATTGACTTCCTAGCACCCTTAGATTTCCAAATCCAAGGTGAATTAAGAATTATCCTTCTCCACATCTCAACTTCTGCCTCAACTGCTGTATAACCTACACTCATTCCAGAATACGTAGAGTCATTTGTTGTTACATAATTCTTTAATAAATCATTTTCTAATACTGATGATACTAAATTCCAACCCATTGTTCTAGCAATATACTTTAGAATCGCATCTGGAGTATTATTCATTTTATCATATGAGACAGTATTCGCATATTGAATACCATCAATATATCTCTTAATTTCATCGTATTCTCTACCATAAATCTTAAGAGTTTTATTCATCTTTTGACCAGCAGTTTCTTCTTCTGAACCATCACATCTAGGTACAGTATCAAAATCAGATATCGCCTCAGCAGTAAGGAACCTAACCATAAGATTAGTCTTACTATCATCAAATTCTGTGGCTATGTTAATTAATTCACTAACAAAATCACTATATTCAGTTGTATCAAAGTCAATATTATAACCATCTGATGTTGGCCAAGTTATTGTTCTTGTATTTAAAACAATTGAACCATTGTCAGATTTAACTGGAAATTTATAAGTTGATTTATACTTAGGGGTTGTAACCCTATTAAGTAAATTAGACTCGAAATCTGGAAGAGTATTAAAAAACTCATCTTCTTTTAATTTACTAGGTTTAATATGATAATTATTTGTTGTGGTTGTTCCAGTGATATTACTAAATGGATTACCCTTAACTCTTAAGTATATATAATCATTCGTTAATGATGTTGAACCTGTAAAGTCTAATACTGAATATTCAATATTATCTCTTAATACACTATAATCTAAATAATTAACCGTTAGGTTTCTTAAATTATTAGTTTCGTTGAATGTGTCTAAAATAGAACCATTACTTAAATAATTTATCTGATATTTGTTATTTATTACAGTTGTACTTACCTTAAAAGTACTTTCATTAAGTAAACTATTGTAATTATAATCCTCAAGTGTACTATAATTAGCGTAAATATCGACAATAGGTGACATATAAAGCGATGCTGGCCATTTAGTTATGATTTCCTCTAAAGAAACTCTAACATACTCTAAAAGGCTACCAAAATAAGCGTAATTACATAAATCACTTTTATCTAAGTTTAATTTAACCTCAGCATTATTATTTAATAATATTTGATTTTCTTCTACTGTTAAGTCTAAATCACAAAGACTAACAAAATTAGAGAATTTATTAGTAGTAAATATTTTATTAGGTTTCGCATCTAAGGTTGTTGTAATTTGAAAATTTCCAAGTGTGAACACAGAGCTTCCGTCAGTTTGTTGTAAACCAACTAAATCATCTGAGAAGTTTCTGTATTCAATATTACCATTAAAAACTTGCTTCTGTGCATATCCAACTACCTTAATCCTATCGTTTGCCATTTATTTATATATTTGTTATAGTATTAAATTCTTTATCTATATTAATATTATCTCTCTCTTCTTTTATCTCATATAATGGTTTACCACTGAATCTATCTTTGATTTCATATAGGTTGTATTGCTTGTAAATATCATTATTAAAGTTGTATATAGTATAAATACCATCTTCCAAAGATTTTGTTTGATTTCCGAACAATCCATACGCTAAAGTTTCAATATCATGGTCAACCATTTCAATTTCAAGCATAATTGGATTAAAGAATGTGTTGGTGATAATAACCTCTTGGTTTGGTGAACCAATATTAGGTACAACATTAGGTTTAACATTACTAGATGAACTAGGTGTTACTGTACAGAATGTAAGTGTTGAGTTATCATTGAATCTATAACGAATAGCTTTTTGGCTTGTGTTTGTAAGGTTTTGATTTACTGGTTCGGCTTTATTATTACTAGTGATAATTCTGAAAAAATTATGAATCTTAGCATCACTACCATTAGCAGCATCTAAATACTCAATTCTATACCCAGTTAAACCACCATTATCAAATTTAGAAATAAATCTATTACTAATTTGAGATAAATCAAAAACAAGACCCTTAATATCTGGATATGCAGATAACACACCACAATCAACGATTCTTGTTCTTATTTCAACTGGTTTAATCATTATTGTGTAAAACCCCTTAGCACTAAAATCAGTTACTGGTAGTTTAAGTGTGTACATACCACCAAATAATTGAAATCCAGTAACGTTAGAATTACCCTTTGATGGGTCGTCTATCGGAATCAAATAATCCGATGGGCTTTGCACCTTAGTTAATGTACCACCTTGTATATTTCTATTAGGTGTATAATGAATGAATATATCCACATCATTTGGTGAAATATCCGCTGGTCTAACTATTCCAAAAGTTCCTGTTGCCATATCTTATTTTTTTATTGTTTTACTAGTCTATAAAAACCGTTATTATATCTTTCTAAATGTTCAAGACTCTCAATTTCTGAAAATCTTAAGTGTTTTTCAAACACAGTTGTTGTGCCTCTATCTATAAATACATCGCTATACACTTCTGGTGGCTGTGTAATACCAAATAAATATTCTTCCTTCGTTATTGCTGATAAAGATGTGTTAGTTTCGTTCCAACCTTCACCAGTAAATTCCATTTCTGTTAAGTTAGTAGTTTGTGAATTACCTAACGAATTAATTGATGTTCTTGTTAACCCCGAACCAAAATCTTTATATAAAATACCAGTACTTTGGTTATTAGTACCTATATTAACATCGTCATTAGCATCAAAAACATATGTTGTTCCAGTTAAACCAGTTAAACTTGGTGCATAATTTGAATTTGTTAATGTACCAGTACTAGTTACCCTAGTCTTACCATCTATGGTTGCTCCAATATAATTTGTATACGTTTCTTTCTTAATATCAAAACCAGCGATATACTTTTGTAGTTTATTATAACCCCTAACATCTGTTATCTTAGAGTCAGTAGCACCAGTAATCTTACCAGCATAGACAAAATAGTCATCTAATTCCTTACCAGTAACTCTTAATAGTCTTTCATCTGTATTAACTGTTGGTGTTACTGGTTGTGTTCCAATCATAAATGGAAAAGTAATACCAGATAAAGATAATTTATTAATTAATATTGTATAGTCTGGTGGTGCTAAACTTTTATCTTCTTCCTCGAATACAACATCAGTAAACATACCCATATCATCAACGTTTTGAGTTAACATAACCTTTAAATAAAAAGTATCCGCAGTCATTGTGCCGTATGGTGCCGTACCACCAGTATATCTAACTGTTGCTGGTTCAAATGATATTTTTCTTTTAATTACTTCCATTATAATGCTTGTATTTCATAAATATCAACAGTTACAGTATTTCCAACACGAGTTACATTATTTGAATAGGTTTCGTCAATAGCATAGTAATAACCAGAACTGTTTCTATATAAAATATATTTAGTATATAATTTGTGAATTAAGTCTTCAATGTAGTATGCTATACCATCTGTCATCATGTTTGTGGTCTTACCATTAGCCGCATTATTAAATCTGGCTCTCATGTATAGTTCTTTAGGTAAAGTCTCTGTAACCTCATCTCTGTAGTTGTATAGATAGAACCCCTCAGCAAAACCATCTGGATTTATAATTGGATTGGTTAACATAAATGTGATAGGAATCTGATTTGCTGGTTTAGGTAAACCAGATGTTTGTATATCATTACTAGTTATTCTAGGGTAAGCATCAATCACTGATAAAAGTCTTTGGTCTGTTGGTCTATCTGTATCGTAAAATGAAAGATTAAGGAATGAATTCTCAAATCTCTTCTTACCAAATTTAATATCATCATTATTAATATCTATATCACTATATACACTAGGTGCTGTTGGAAACCCACTTGAATTTAAAAACTTAACATTATAGATTAAAGTATCTATTGGTTTATATATAGATTTATTATTTATATCTGGAAAATAGATAGGTGTAAACCTAGCCTTTTCATAATCTTGAATTGGATTTATAGCCTTCTCAACTTCAACATCAACA